AATATTAAAAAAATGAAAAACCCAACTTTAATTAAAAATATGAAGCATGTTAAATTAAATGAAATCCCTCCTTTAAAAGGACCTAATTCACAAGGGTTGATTAAAGAGATAAAAAAAGATAAGAAGAACACGGAGAAATTAAATGGCAGATATAGATAAAGGGCTTCCAAACACAAGAACACAAGTAGATCTTCCTGGCGCGGAAGATACTGAAGTTCAAATTTCGGAAGAACAAAAAGAACAACAACCCGTAGAAATAATTCCAGATGAAGATGGTGGAGCAACCGTTGACTTTGATCCGTCAGCAGTAAATCAACCTTCAACAGAATCTCACTTTGATAATTTATCAGATATTTTACCAGACGATGTTTTAGACCCTATTGGTAGCACACTTAAAAATAATTACATGGACTATAAAATGTCCAGAAAAGAATGGGAAAAAACATATACTGAAGGACTAGATTTATTAGGATTTAAATACGAAAATAGAAACGAACCTTTCCAAGGAGCTTCTGGTGCAACACACCCTGTGTTAGCAGAAGCAGTTACACAATTTCAAGCAACAGCTTTTAAAGAATTACTACCATCAGACGGACCTGTAAGAGCACAAGTTTTAGGTAGAGGAGATCCAGGAAAAGAACAACAAGCTCAAAGAGTAAAAGATTTTATGAACTATCAGATCATGGATCAGATGTCTGAGTATGAATCAGAGTTTGATTCTATGTTATTTCATTTACCATTGTCAGGTTCTACATTTAAAAAAGTTTATTACGATGATTTATTAGGTAGAGCTGTTTCTAAGTTTGTACCTGCAGATGATTTAATTGTTCCGTACACAGCAAACAGTTTAGATGATGCAGAAGCAATTATTCATATTGTTAAAATTTCTGAAAACGATTTACGTAAACAACAAGTAGGTGGTTTTTATTCTGATGTAGAAGTAGGTACACCAGGAGAATCAACAAAGGATGATATCACAACTAAAGAAAAAGAATTAGAAGGCGTATCTAAATCTGGAAAACAACAACCTATATTTACACTATTAGAATGTCATGTTGATTTAGACTTAGAAGGTTTTGAAGACATGGATCCAGAAGGAGAACCAACTGGTATTAAACTACCTTACATTGTTACAATTGAAGAAAATAGCACTAAAGTTCTTTCGATAAGAAGAAACTATGCACCTAACGATCCAAAGAGACAAAGAATTCATTATTTTGTTCACTTTAAATTTTTACCAGGATTAGGGTTTTATGGATTTGGATTAATTCACATGATCGGTGGGTTATCTAGAACTGCAACATCAGCATTAAGACAATTATTAGATGCAGGTACATTATCAAATTTACCAGCAGGATTTAAACAAAGAGGTGTGAGAGTTAGAGATGAAGCATCACCAATTCAACCAGGTGAGTTTAAAGATGTAGATGCACCAGGTGGAAATCTAAGAGACGCATTTTATCCGCTACCTTACAAAGAACCATCTCAAACATTATTAGCTTTAATGGGTATTGTAGTTCAAGCTGGACAAAGATTTGCAGCAATATCAGAATTACAAACAGGAGATGGTAATCAACAAGCAGCAGTGGGTACAACTATGGCACTTCTTGAAAGAGGTTCTAAAGTTATGTCAGCAATACATAAAAGAATGTATTCTGCTATGAAAAAAGAATTTAAATTACTAGGTAAGATTATTGCAACTTATCTTCCACCAGAATATCCTTATGACGTTGTTGGTGGTGAAAGAACAGTTAAACAAACAGACTTTGACGACAGAGTAGATATTTTACCTGTTGCAGATCCAAATATATTTTCTATGTCACAAAGAATTACTTTAGCACAAACAGAATTACAGTTAGCTACATCTAATCCTCAATTACATAACATGTATGCTATCTACAGAAAAATGTACGAAGCACTTGGTGTAAAAGATATTGATCAAGTCTTGCCACCACCTGCACCACAAGCACCGAAAGATCCAAGCTTAGAACATATTGATGCATTGACAGGTAAACCCTTCCAAGCTTTTGGAGGTCAAGATCATCAAGCACATATAACATCTCATTTAAATTTTATGTCAACTAACATGGTTAAAAATAATCCACCAATCATGGCAGCAATACAAAAAAACATTTTAGAGCACATAAGTCTAATGGCACAAGAACAAGTTCAATTAGAATTTAGAGAACAGATTAAAGAAATGCAAATGATGCAACAACAAGCAGCAAACAATCCTCAAGTACAAGGACAGATGCAACAAATGCAAATTCAAGTAGAAGCAAGAAAAGCAGTGTTGATTGCAGAGATGACAGAAGACTTTATGAAGGAAGAACAAAAAATTACGTCTCAACTTGATTCTGATCCTCTATTAAAACTAAAATCAAGAGAAGTTGACCTTAGAGCAATGGAAAATCAACGTAAAAAAGAAGCAGATGAAGCAAAAGAAGAGTTAGATAGAGCAAAACTAGTTCAAGCTAAGGATTTAACTGAAGATAAGCTAGAACAAAATGAAGATTTAGCAAATTTACGTGCAGAAACATCAATTGAAAAACAAATGATGGCAAATAGCTTTAAAAATACACAAAAATAAGATAACAATACAACAAGGAGATAAAAATATGATGAATTATAAAAAAGCTAAACCAGTTAAGATGGAAGAAGGTAAAGTTATTATCGATCCAAGATCTGAAACTAGTATTAGAGGCAAAAATCTTATATCTACAGGAAATAAAAATCCTGTTAAAGGATTTGGTGCTGCTAGAAAACCAAAAGACGTAACCTGGTACTAATATGTGGTTCTCGGCAATTAAATTAGCCGTTTCTGCTGGTAGTAAAATTTATGCTAACCGTCAGAAAACGAAAATGGCAATGTCTGATGCACAGCTTATGCATGCATCTCGTATGGCTTCTGGAGAAGAAGCTTACCAAGGAAAACTTTTAGAGTCTAGAGATTCTGACTGGAAGGACGAGGCGGTATTAGTAATCCTCAGCTTACCTATAGCAATTTTAGCTTGGGCAGTCGTATCGGATGACCCTACAGCAATGGACAAGGTAAAGCTATTTTTTGAGATGTTCTCAGAATTACCTAAATGGTTTACTAATTTATGGATACTTGTAGTTGCGAGTATTTATGGTATAAAGGGAACACAAATATTTAAAGGAGTAAAAAAATAATGGGAATTTTAAGTTACGGTTACAAAGCATTAAAAGCAGGTAGTAAAGCAATTAAATCTGTTAAACCTTTTTCAAAAACAGGTGGTAAGACAGTTGAACAAGTTAAACAAGGCGCAGCAAAATCAAAACTAGATGCAGCTAGATTTAATTTAAAAGAAACATTTAAAAAATCAGATAAAGCTTTAGATAAATTAAAAGATACAGTAAACAGAGTTTCTAAAATGGGTGGCGGTATGATGGGTCGACAGATGTATAAAAAAGGTAGCAAAAAAGCAGTAGGTAAATCTAGTCTTGGAATGCAAAGTGTTATTCATGGTCTAGACAGTAATCCTAAAATAACAGCAGCAGATCCAAAAGCAAAATTTATAGCAAAAAATAAAAAAACATAATGAAAAAAATAAAAACATTTATAAAACACTTAATAGAAAAAATACTTGGCAAAAGATGCCAGTGTGACGATTAAATTATGGCTGATAAATCAATAAAAGGAAGAAGTAAATTATTACCTGAAGAAGTTAAACAACTTGTAAAAGGTATAAAACCAAAAAAAATATTGAAAGATTCTATGACACCAAAACAACTAAAATCTTTTAATGAAGAGATAAACAAAGGAAAAAAATAATGGCAAAACCAGGATTATACGCAAACATACATGCAAAGAAAAAAAGAATAGCAGCCGGCTCAGGAGAAACAATGAGAAAACCCGGAAGCAAAGGCGCTCCAAAAAAAGCTAATTTTGTAGCAGCAGCTAAAACAGCAAAGAAGCCAGTTAAGAAAAAAGCGTAATGGCTACTGCTGCATGGCAAAGAAAAGAAGGTAAAAACCCTTCTGGTGGATTAAATAAAAAAGGTGTTGCATCTTACAGAGCAGCAAACCCTGGATCTAAATTAAAAACAGCAGTAACAACAAAACCTTCTAAACTTAAAGCAGGTTCTAAATCAGCAAACAGACGTAAATCTTTTTGTGCTAGAATGAAGGGCATGAAATCTAAACTTACTTCTGCTAAAACGGCAAGAGACCCAGATAGCAGAATAAACAAGTCTCTTAGAAAGTGGAATTGCAATTGAGAAAATCAATATTGGACGCACTCGAAGCTAGATACGAAGCAGAAGTGTCAGCAGCTCACGCTGTAATAAATATTTACTTAGAAAATTCTGTAGGTATTGGAGAACACCCACAACACTTACAAGAAGTAGATAAACAATTAGAAAAGATAGCTCAAGCAGAAGAAAAACTAGATGCTTTAGAATCTTTCTATGAACCTATAGAGGAACAATAATATGAAAGATGGACTACAGATAGTTGCAGCAATGCAAAAAATAATAAAAGATCGACTACAAGCTGTTGGAGATACAATGATAACAGGTGGGGTTGACAACATGGAAAAATATCAATATATGTTGGGTCAAGCAAGATCTTATAATTATTTATTACAGGAAATCTCTAACCTGCTAAACAACAAGGAGCAAAAAGATGAGCAAGGAAACGTTATCGATATCAAAGGAAATTCCAAAACATAACAATGCTTTGGAAGAAAAATACAAAGACATTAAAGAAAAAGAACCCTTAAATCCCGAAACCATTGAAGCACAAAGATCCCAGTTACCCGAACCGAGCGGCTGGAGACTTTTAGTCTTACCATTTACACCAAAAGAAAAAAGTAAAGGCGGAGTTATTTTTACTCAAGAATCTTTAGACAAAATTCGTATTTCCACTAACTGTGGTTATGTAATTAAGTTAGGACCCTTGGCCTATAACGATAAAGAAAAATATCCAACAGGACCATGGTGCAAAAAAGGCGATTGGGTTATTTTTGCACGTTACGCAGGATCAAGATTACCCATTGAAGGCGGAGAAGTTCGTCTATTAAACGATGACGAAGTTTTAGGAACCATAGACAATCCTGAATCCGTTCTTCATAACATTTAACCACAAGGAGAAACTATGCCAGACACAGAAAAAACAGAAGAAACAAAAAACGATATAATGGTAGATATAGATACTTCAGGACCTGAAGTAGATGTAATTTTACCAGAAGAAAAAACAAATGAGGTAGAAAATGAAAAACCTATTAATGAAAATATTAAAAAGGTTGTTGAAACAAAATCGGAACCAGAAGCTCCAATTGAAGAACCCATTAAAGAGGAAACAATTCAAGAAAATAAAGAAACTGAAAATAAACAAGAGTTAGAAGAATATAGCGATGGAGTTAAGAAAAGAATTGCTAAACTAACTAAAAAAATGCGTGAAGCAGAAAGACAAAAAGAAGCTGCTATACAATACGCACAAGGAATTAAAGCAGAAGCTGATAAAACTAAAAATAAACTATCTAGCATGGAACCAAATTATATGAGTGCCATGGAGGGTAGAGTTAAATCTGGTTTACAAGCAGCGGTAGCAAAACTTACAACAGCAAGAGAATCTGGAGATATTCCAGCAGAAGTAGAAGCTCAAAAAGATATTGCTAGATTAGGTTTAGAAGAAGCAAGAGTAGATATGATGAAAAGAAAGGCTGTTACTGAGAGTAAACAAAGAACAGTAGCACAACCAACTCTTGATCAAGCTATTGCTCCTAAAATTACTGCAAATGATCCTAAAGCAGAGGAGTGGGCAGAAAAAAACGAATGGTTTGGTAAAGACAGTGCCATGACATATACAGCGTTTGATTTGCATAAAAAATTAACAGAGCAAGAAGGATTAGATCCTACTACCGATGAATATTATGTAGAAATAGATAAAAGAATGCGTATTGACTTTCCCCATAAATTTGGTACAACTGAACCAAAGGTTACGACTAAACCTACACAACAAGTTGCTTCAGCGAAGCGTAGTGTAAACCCTAGTCGCAATACTGTGAGACTCACACCGTCACAGGTTACAATCGCTAAAAAATTAGGTGTGCCATTAGAAGAGTATGCG